GTCCATGCTTTTTATTGTGATTAAAATCTTTTTGCTAACGTCGTAATAATTTCCACGTCCGTGTTAGTCAAAGAGTGGTAGTTCTTTATCAATTTTTGGATCGCGTCTTCAAATTCTCTTGCTTGAATTCCGTGGCCACCCGTGTCAATTGAATTGGTATGGTATCCACCTCTATTTAACAATTCTAGCATTTCTTGACTTTCAAATTCGTCCATTTCTTCGTAGAATTCTTGTACTGAAATGCTCATGTCTAATTCTTGGTGTTCTGAAAATGTGGGCATAATAATGTTTTTTATTGATTTACAAATGTATGTTTATTCTCGTTGAACCATTTCATAATTTTTCTATGATAGTACATAGTGTACGGATTAATCCAACTATAAAATTGATTGTGAATATAGTGTGACCCTTTTCCTAATAACTTAATAGAATTATCTTCAAAGAATACTATTTCATCGTATGTGTATATATTATTAGGATCTTCTGGGCGTTTAAAGTGCACTAAATTACCGTATTCGTAATTAAAAACGTATTTTCCATTTTTTAAAGCTTCGTATGTTAGTTTATAATACTTATAATCGTTTGATAAAACGAGTATTGATACTACTATAAGTGATACGAATACTACTAAGCTAAACGTTATTAATAAACGTGTGAATTCTGTTAACATAACTGTTTGTTTTTTATTTGTTAATTAATCGTACTGTCCGTGGCCTCTTCCGACTACGCACACTCTTCTTCTTGGCGCAAATATTCCGGAATGTCTTGCTCTGTACTCTGACACGCAAGAAGAAAATAGTTCTAAGACTACTACTAAGATAAATATTTTTTTCATAACTATTATTTTGTTTTTAACTTCTTGAATTTTCGATCGCTTCCATCAATCTCATGATGACTTCTTCGTCCTCTACCTCTTCTCCTTCGTCGTCAAAGAACTCGTAATTTATGTACGAACCTTCTGGCGAAATGTCTTCCATCAGTGCGACTGTATAATGTAAGTCTCTATCTTCATCGTCGACGATGTAGAGATAGTCGGTTTGCATTAATTTAACTTTCATTTTTAAATATATTTAATTATGTCGATAGTAAAAAATCCATTTATTTGGTGCATCCAAACGATATTACGTTATCTGTGATCACCATGTACTCACCGCTTGTGGGTAAAGTATCAACGAAATAGTACCTACCTCCAGTGCTTTTACCTTTAGTGTCAATTTGACTTTGAACGGTGTGACCTACAACTTGAATGTACTTCTTGTAAAGTTTCTTGTCCATCTTTCCAGCTCTCATTAAACTTTTTGGTCTTATCCATATCGGTGTCTGAGTCACTTCGTCTCCGTAAGGATCGTAAAATCCGCTGTAACAAAATGCATTTGGTTTGTACTTCCACAATTCGTTAAGATCTTCTGCTACGTTATCTGGGTTCCAACCACCAAATCCTAATGTGTTGTCCATAAAAACTTGACTGACTCCTGCGTGAGTGAATAAGAACTCGTCCATTCGGTAGGCCATTTGTAAGTGGTGTTTGTTATCTTCCAATACTTGAGTAATGTTGGGAGCAATTCCACTTTGGTAACCCGAAGTTCCAGTATTTCCAATTGCACTAAAGTAATGGTGATCGTGGTTGCCTATCAACATGATGACTTCCTTTCCACTAGTTTCTTTGTACTCTACGATCTCTTTGAAGTTGTGTATTTGTTCGATGCCTGAAATGTCGAAAGAATCAAAGTAGTCTCCCAAAAATATCACTCTGTCCGGATTCTCTTTGTCCACGATCAATTTCCAATCACTGCGACCGTGTAAGTCCGATATTATTGTAGTTTTCATACTCTTTCTTTTTAATAAGTTTCTGCCAATACGCAAGTTGCAATATATTCACGTTTGGTTAAGCCTTTTGCAGTTGCACAACTTGTTATATCAGTCATCGGATAAGCAAAATCATTTGCGTTTGTCATAACTATACTATATTTAATTGTTTAATAATTAGCACCCATAAGGGTATAATACTATTGATATTGATTAATTTATACCTGATAGGGTGTGTCATAGCTTTTCTATTTCGTTTTTAACTTCTAACCAAAATTCGGTTTCTTGTGAGTCTTTTAGTAATTCCTTTAATGCTACCAATGAGCATTGTTTAGCAAATTCCTTCATTGACACACCTCTTGTGAAGTCTCTACCTAATTGCTCGTACTTGTTGTATAGCTCTAATGCTTTTTCTTTTGGTTCCATACTACTTTAATAATTCGTCTAAGTCGATTGAATGATCGGACATAATCTCATGTAGCTTATCTCTTGTATCTACAAGACAGGTAAATACTTCTGGTGTTATTGAATCAGGAGCATGTTTAATTTGACTCCTTAAGTACTGATCCATATCCCATAACGCTACAGCTAGCTTAGTTGATTTAACAGCTCTTATATAGGCTACTTCATCGGCGCTATCTTCTAGATTAAATTCTAATATACCTTTCATATTAATTTGCTTTTAATTCATTTGGAATTTGAGGACATTCTTTATAATCCCACCACTCCGATCCATCATACTCACCTCTTTCAAGCCACGTACCTTCTTCAAGCCATACCGTACCGAATAGTTCTTGACCTCCATACCCAGCATCATATTCAAAATCTAATCGATCTAAGAACTCCTCATACTCTTTCTGCGTATACCCTTCTTTTAAATTCCTATCAAGCATATTTTGTGTCTCTTCATCATACCGGTAATGTTGTCCGCGACGAATAGTTGCACACTTGATAGATACAGGTCTACCTTTTGAATTTTCTATTCTTCTAAGGTGTAGTAGTAATTCTTCTTTAGCGTTTGCCATATTGTTTGTTTTATTTATTTGTTTTGGTTATAGATTTGGTTGTAGTATTCTTCTGCTCCTAAATATGGTCCTTCTAATCCATCAGTATAAGCATTACATATCTGCTCTTTTTCCATTGCCTTAGCTTTATTTATTTCTTCTTGGCAAGTGTTAAGCATAGCATTCTTATATCTTAGGGGTAGGTTTTCTAATAACCAATCTACTGCTGTCATAACTTATTATTTTAAATATTTTGGTTTAAGTATTCGTTCATAGTAATCTATAACCTCTTCTTTGCCATCTCTACTAATTCTCCATGTTGCTGGAGCTTCTTTTCTACATTGCTCTATCCTTTCACGTTTGGATTTAGTTTTATCTGTATTATACTCATAATATAACCATGCTTCCCAATAATGATCAACTGCCTTCCTATCTCTAAACCCTACCATAAGAGCAATTTGGTAACCAAAGAATACGAATGATAACACAGGACCCCATTCAAATCTAAAACTACCGTATTTTGTTTTCCATCCTAAACTACAATAACTAAATCCTACTTTAAGTGGTACTGGTTTACTATAGTTTTTATATTCATCTATTAGTGTATTAGGATCTTTACCATAATGAATATGTCCTTTCTTTTGAGTACTTTCAGTAGCTAATCTTAAGCAATCTGCCTGATTAAATTTAACCCACTTTCTAGGATAGAAATACGGAACTCCAATTTGTGTTTTACCAGCGTATAATTTAACCTTGAATGGTTTAAATGGACTATTTAATATTTTTAACCATCTAAGACTGCTGAGGATAAATTCTTTATTCATAACTTTTATTTTTTGGTATTATGTAAAAAATATATGTGAGCCACTATTTGGGCTCAATCAGGGTAAAAGTAATACAAAGGTTTGAAAGTAAAAAATTTTATTAAAAAATTCTTCCTTGGGAATCAATCAGTTACATATATTTTTGGGTTGCATATATAAGTTATTGGTTTCCAATGGAGAATTTTTATGATTTGGGAGCTCATGGGAGAGCTATGTTAATGGGGTTGTGTTTCCATAAGATTGGACAAATTGGCTCGTCCATTGACGTCCAAATTAACGACCAAGCATAAAAAAGGCCTCTTTTTAGGAGGCCAATTTTATTTAACGGGTATTGGATAGTTATTTCTTCTTTTTGTTTTCATGCATCCACTTGTGCATTTGATCTCCACCGACTTCTTCCATTTCGTGTGGATCAGAATGCTTCTTTGAGCCTTTCAACAACAATTCTTTGATGGTTTTTTTGATCTCTTTAAGTGAATCCAAATACTCTTTCAATTGTTCTTGATCTTCTGGAGACAGTCTTTGTTTTATGCTTTCGAACTTCATGCGAGACTCGCTCATTTTTCCCTCTCTCATTTTGTTCTTCTCTCCGTATTCGAACGATTTTTCAGGTTCGTATCCATACGCGATAGTTTTTACCATACCGCAATGTTTGCACTTGGCCTTTTCAGGTCCAACTTTCTTCCATTCGTGGTGACTGGCATCAGGGCACAAATCTTCTTCTTCGGTCTCGTTCAAATTTGTGTAATTTCCACGCAGTGTGTTCAATGTTTCTGCGTAAGCCACAGGACTAATGTAATTCATGTCGTTTAGTTATATCTTATAAATATGCTATTGGTACACTGGAGAGATTTCTTTTAAGTGTCTCGCCAATTCTGGATCTTTAATTACATGTAATTCGTAATCGCTTTTCCCAGTCGCTGATATGATGCCTGTGTATTTTTCAGCTTTAGAGTGCTGTACGCAAGTATCGTAACCAAATTTTGCTCTTAATGGATGAATTTCTTCTTTACATACTTTACATTTTGCCATAACTTATTTTTGTTTTTAATGTGAATCTCCAATATTGTTTTTTTCTCCGTAAATTAAATACGCTGGGTTAATTACCTTTGCCACTTTGTCCCTTTTACCGGATTTGTGCTTGATTACGATACCCTCGTGAGGTACCTTTGAATTTGGTATGAAGTTATCGTACACAAAAGAATCCTGAATTTCTTGACTCCATTTCCCTTTATACAGTATTTCTACGTGAGGAAGATCAAGCATGAATGTCGTCATTAATAGAGTCTCATCTGTGCTTAAATATTCTCCATTCTCAACTATATCAAATGCTGCAAATTTTAATTCTTTTAAATCGTAATCGTAACCCTTTTGAATGCCTTGACCGTATATCTCTCCAAAGATAGTAACTCCAGATCCAATCTTAGAAGAATCCCCTATTATTTTCTTGACGTAGTTCCAAAGTTTTTCTTTGATTTTGTACTTGTCTGCAATTTCGTACCACACATTCGTATCGTAGAATCCTTGGGAATCAGAACCTTTCTCTACGTTGTGGGACCCTACCACAAATTCGTAATCTATCCACTTGTCCCGCTTAATGAACTTCAATATCTTGTCCAACAAAGAAAGTTTATTCTTCTTAACTATCCCGTAACGGGCGTTTGTACCGTGAAGTTTCCTTGTAATCTGCACTTCGTCTTCTTCAATAAAAATTCCTGGTACGTTCTTAATGTTTGGGAATTTGTAGTAGATTTGAAAGTTTGGATTCTCAGAATACCTGATCTTTTTACCTGACGCTAACTGAACCATTTTAACTGGTGGTTCGAACTTAAATATCTGTAATGCACTCATTAAGTCCGTTCCGTCCTCTATTTTTTCAGGGATAGCATCAGCGTTTAAACCTGGATAAATGGATTCAATTATTGAAATTGGTATCAATAGGCATTCACTATAAACACCTTTCAATTTAATTGTTTTAACTCTATTCCCTTTGCGCAAATAGTTAATAACGTTCAAATGTTCCGCAAGTAATTGTGGTATCACAGCATCTGTAGTTGCGCAAATCACCAAGTCTCCTATGTTATATTGATCCTTTTGCACTATACAATTCCATCCATTAATAACAGCTAAAACGATCTTGTCTGCGCCTTCTATAGGTTTTATATCGCTGATCTTAGCAACAAAGCAACAACTGTTTATATTTTCCATAATTAAATTTTTCTTGATTTTGCTAATAATTTTATTTTGATTTTTTCCATCGAGCTATTCTCTCTTCTGGAGTCATTAAAAATTGTTCTTCTATTTTATGCGGTATTTGAACTCTCACGCATGCTTGTTCTCTTCCGCAATTCTTATAGTAGTTATTTACGTATCCCATGATATTAGCACTTCCTATT